GTCGAAGTATTCAACCCAGGAAGTAGACAGCAAATTGCAAGTCGACTCCAAGAGAAAGGATGGAAACCAAAAAGATTTACAGAAAAAGGACAAGCAATCGTCGACGAAACAACGCTCAAAGAAAGCGACATCCCTGAAGCAAAGCTAATGGCAGAGTACTTGCTATTGCAAAAGAGGATTAGTCAGATTGATTCTTGGTTAGAAGCAGTAGGTAATGATGGTAGAGTACATGGTCGTGTTATAACTAATGGAGCTGTCACAGGACGGATGACGCATCATAGTCCTAACATGGCACAAGTACCTAACTCAGGTAGTGAATACGGTGAGGACTGTCGTGCACTATGGACTGTAGAGAAAGGTAATAAGTTAGTAGGTATCGATGCTTCAGGATTGGAGTTAAGAATGCTTGCTCACTATATGAATGACGATGCTTATACAAACGAGGTTATCAACGGTGATATTCACACAGCTAACCAAAAGGCTGCAGGATTGGAAACTCGTAACCAAGCTAAGACATTTATCTATGCCTTCCTTTACGGTGCAGGTGCAACAAAGATAGGTAAGATCACTGGTGGTGGAGCATCAGAAGGACAGAAACTAATTGATAACTTCCTTACTAATACTCCTAAGCTTAGAGACTTACGCAGGAAAGTATCTGAAGTATTTCAAGAGAAAGGTTCTCTTCCATGTCTAGATGGTAGAAGACTTCTTGTAAGGTCAGAACATTCTGCTCTTAACACTTTGCTACAAGGGGCAGGTGCAGTAGTAATGAAGCAAGCTTTAGTGTTACTCGATAAGGAACTTAAGCGACAGAAGATTAAATATCAATTCGTTGCTAATGTTCATGATGAGTGGCAGATTGAAGTAGAAGAAAGTAAGGCAGAACTTGTAGGACAACTTGGAAAGCAAGCTATCAAGGATGCAGGTATCGAACTGAAGATGCGGTGTCCTCTTGATGGTGAGTATAAAGTAGGTAACAATTGGAAGGAAACACATTGATTAATGAGAAACTAAAACAATGCATTCTAGAAATGCTAAGGATGGGTGAAGATCCTGATAAGATTCAGCAAGCTTTAGGTGTTGCCTATGAAGATGTTGCTAAGGCAAGGACTTATAAGGGTCAGAACCAAGTTGCTGAGTTTGCTCAAGCAATTAAAGACTCGGACTTTCGACCATGACAGGGGAACTTCCTGAAGGATTTACTCCTCTAGTCATTATTGGTGAGCAAGATGAGATGTTGGTAGTAGTAACTGCTGAAACGCACGAGGAAACACAGTTGTTATTAGAAGATGCGTGGCATTTATTACAAGAACAAGATGTAGAAAGTGTTGTAAAGCACTGAAAATGTGGTATAATATATGTGTAGTTTAACTAACCTAGTGAAGGATAACAAATGAGTACAGTAAAAATTAAAGGTGAATTGTTTTGGTCTAAGTGGATGGAGAACTTTAACACTGCGTTCAACCAAGCTAATGACAGATATGAATGTGTGATTGGTAATCTCTCTGATGCTGATTGTGAGAAGTTAAAAAGTCTTGGTATTAAGATTAAGAACAAAGAAATTCAAGGTAATCACATCGTTGCTAAAAGCAAGTTTGTATTTGAACCTAAAACATCTGATGGCAAGTTAGTTACAATCAGTGATATCGGAAACGGTACTGAAGTAGAAGCAGGTATTACAGCTTACACTCATCCAATGAGTAAGCTACATGGCAACGCCCCTTCTGTTAAGTACTTAGTCGTTACTAATCTTAAGGAGTATGTACCTGAAGATAAGGAAGAAAAGAAGGTAGCTGTAACAGATATTGATGATGACGATATCCTATAATGAAGGCACTCTTTGATGCTGATTCATTAGTTTATGCTGTAGGTTTTTCGACACAAGATGTTGAAGAACCTCTAGCTAAATGGAGGATAGATGAAGCAATCAATAATATCTTAACTGATTTGGAACTGACACAGTATGAAGGTTGGATAACAGGGAAAGGAAATTACCGTTACGACCTAGCTGTGACAGCTCCTTACAAAGGACAGCGTAAAGCAGAGAAGCCTACACACTATACCGCACTGCGTGAACACCTAACTAAGAAATGGAAGTTTCACTTGACAGAAGGTATCGAGGCTGACGATGCAGTAGCAATAGCTACATACGCTGTACCTGAATCAGATACTATTATGGTTCATATCGATAAAGACTTGAATCAGTTACGAGGTTGGCATTATAACTATCGTACTAAGAATAAGTATTACATTGAAGAGTTTGAAGGATTAAAGAACTTCTATACTCAGATATTAACAGGAGATAGAATTGACAATATCATTGGTCTCAAGGGAATTGGTGCTGTTAAAGCGGAAAGGATTCTTAAAGAATGCAAAGACGAAAAGGAAATGTATCTTGCTGTACTCAAAGCATACGAGGGCGACGACAAGCGAGTGCTAGAGAACGGACAACTACTGTGGCTACAAAGGGAAGCAAACCAGATCTGGCTACCGCCAAGTTAGTGTATGTTGAATGGGTTGACGCTGTGTCTGATGGTGGTTGGGAAGATAATGTTAAGGTAGATATTCATCCAGTGAAGACTGTAGGATTCTTGATAGCAGAAACTAAAGACGGTATTTGTCTTGCTTCTACTATCTCAGGTGATAACAGTAATGCACGAATGCATATACCTAAAGCATGGATTAAGAAACGAAAGGAATTAAAGATTGAAAACACAATCAGCAAAAGCAAAAGGAAGAAACCTACAGAAGTGGGTAAGGGACAAGATCCTAGCGACGTTCAAGGACTTGAGTTTAGATGATGTAAGAAGCACTTCAATGGGTGCAGGTGGTGAAGATGTTCAGTTATCTCCTGCAGCTAGAGAGTTATTTCCTTTTCAGGTGGAGTGTAAATCACTTGCTAAGGTAGCAGTCTATAACTATTACAAGCAGGCACAAGAGCATGGCTATCATCAGCCTGTTGTGTTCATCAAGCAGAATGGCGATAGACCTTTAGCAATTATTGATGCTGAATACTTCTTTAAGATGGTGGAAAAATGAGTTGTAATAGACATTGTTACGAATCAGACATCGCTACGCTAGAGCAAGAAAACAAACAGATGCGAGCTAGGATGGAGCGATTGAGTGAAGAGAATAAAGAACTCATTAAGCAAGTAGAAGCATTGCTATTGATTGTCAATAAGAAAGACAAGGAGTAACATGAAGATATTGTTGTTAGACATTGAGAGTAGTCCTAATGTGGCACATGTGTGGGGAATTTGGCAACAGAATGTAGGCATTAATCAGTTAATGGAATCCTCTTATGTGTTATGTTGGGCAGCTAAGTGGCTTGGTGAAGAAGAAGTTATGTTCGATTCAGTTCATGTGTCTAAACCTAAGAAGATGTTGCGACGAATACATGAGCTAATCTCCGCAGCAGATGCGGTGATTCACTATAACGGTACTAAGTTTGATATGCCTACTCTGAATAAAGAATTCTTATTACATGACATGAATCCTCCTGCTCCTTATAAGCAGATTGATTTATTAAAGCAAGTAAGAAGTCAGTTCAGATTTCCTAGTAACAAGCTAGACTATGTAGCACAGCGGTTAGGCTTAGGTAGTAAGACTGCTCACGAAGGTCACGAGCTGTGGGTTAAGTGTATGGCAGGTGATAAAGAAGCATGGAAACGAATGGAGGAATACAATGTACAAGATGTGGTGTTACTTGAAAAGCTTTATAACAGATTGTTACCTTGGATTAAGAATCATCCTAATCGCAACCATCACTCTGATTCAACTGTTTGCCCTAGTTGTGGAGGCAATCATCTTCAGAAGAGGGGAACTGCTATTACAACTACATCGTCGTACCAACGGTATCAGTGCAAGGATTGTGGATCGTGGAGTCAGGGGACTAAGCAGGTCAAGAGTTCAGTAGAGGTGAAAGCATTATGATTAAAGAAGGATATAGAAACTATGATAACCCAGTAGTTTTACCTGACTTGGGAGAAAAGAAAGAATTCACCCTTGAAGATTACTTTGCTGGGTTAGATAAACAAACTTATTTGCCTGTAAAAGATGAAGAAGTAGAATCTACAGGCAAAAGCGTTATGGATCAACAAGTTGGAGGGGATCATTACAAGAAAGCAATACAACCTTGGGATATCTTTTTAGCATGGGGGCTTGACCCGTGGTCTGCAAATGTGGTAAAATATATACTTAGATTTCCACATAAGAACGGTAAGGAAGATCTAGAAAAAGCAAAGCATTATGTAGAATATCTTATAGATAACTACGATGAAGTTCATAATAAGTATTA